TCGGCAGCGGCAAAACGACTGGCGTGCGCTGGCTGGCCGAGGAAACCAACGGCGTGATGATCCGGGCGATGAGCGTCGACCGCCAGCTGACGCTGCTGACGCGCATCATGGACGCAGTGGGCCAGAGCCTAGTCAGCCACCGCGGCAACGGCGTGCTGATCGAGGCGATCGCGGAGTCGCTGCGCCGGAGCAAGCGCACGCTGTTCGTCGATGAGTGCGACCACTTGTTCTCCACGCCCAAGCTGCTGGAGACGCTGCGCGACATCCACGACATCAGCGACATGCCGGTCGTGATGATCGGCCACTCCGGCATCGAGCGGAAGATGGTCCACCGCAAGCAGCTGTACAGCCGCATTTCGCACTGGTGCGAATTCCTGCCGCTGGACCTGGAAGACACGGGTGTGATGGCCCGCACGCTCAGCACCGTGCGACTGGATGAGGAACTGCTCGAATACCTGCACCAGCAGTGCAATGGCAACGCGCGCTTGATGATGGTCGCAATGTCGCGCATCGAGCAGTTCGCGAAGGCCAACAGCAAGCGCGTGGTCAGCCGCGCGGAATGGGGCAAGCGCAAGCTCTTCCTGAACCCGCACGCCCGGATTGCGGCCTGAGGCCCGTGCGCAATGGACGCCTCTCAGGACTGGATCGACGTGCTGCGAGTTGCGGTCAAACGCAGCTCCAGCCGCCAGGTAGCACGCCAGCTCGGCGTGTCCGTCTCGAGCGTATCGATGGCGCTGTCTGCGCCAAGAGGCTTCGCGCTCGCGTCCGCGAAGTCCTGATGAGCGAAGCAATGCGACAAGTGCGCACCAGCAAGGCAGTAGTGCGCGTGGAAAGCGCAAGCTCTTCATCAACCCGCACGCCCGGATCGCGGCCTGAGGCCCTGTGCGCAATGGGCGCCTCTCAGGATTGGATCGACGTGCTGCGAGCTGCGGTCAAACGCAGCTCCATGCGCCAAGTCGCGCGCCAGCTCGACGTGTCTCTGTCCAGTGTATCGATGGTGCTGGCCGGCACGTACGTCGGCAACGCGCAGCGGCTGCAGCAGCGAGTGATCGATCGTCTGATGAGCCAGTGCATGCGGGTGGAAGGCGCCTGGCTCATCCTGCCGGCGAGCAAGGAGTTACCGCGACAGCTGAGCATCTTGCTGTCCAGCGCTCGGGTCTACATGAATCTGCGTGTCGCAGACAAGTACGTCTCGAACTCCAGTGCGGGCCGTGTTGCGTGCTGGATTGCACGCGACACCCCGCTAGAACAAGCCCCGCGCCTGCATCTGTGCATCGGCACCGCCTCGTTCCAGATCGACGAAAGCGAGGCGGAGTTTCTCTCTCACGATGCACCGGCTAATTGATTGGACCGAGATCGCGGCCGACGGCGCTGCGCACTACTCGGATGAGTACCTGGAGCACTTTGGCGAGCGGTATCTCAGCAGCGGCATGCAGCTGCGCGGCGTCAGCTTCGAGGGCTACCTCGCGCGTCCCAAGCGCTACGACAGCCATGCGAGCGGTGAGCCGCTGCCGCTGCTGCCCCGCCAGCAGCGCGTGCAGCGCCGGCTCATCGACCTGGAGCGCGTCGCAGATCTGAGTTCATTCACTGGAGAACGCAATGGCTCACTCGGTCTGTGATACCTGCGGCCATCCCGATTCAACGATGGTCGAAGGCATGTGTGGCGGCTGCCGGCGTCGATATGTGCAGCCGGAATTGATCACTGCGGATCGGCTGCTGCAGGTGCTGGCATGGCACGTGGGCGCCTCGAACGGCGTGCCGGTGAATGGCCTGATGGATTTGTGCCAGGGCCAGGTCATTGCCGAACCGGATCGAGCTGCAGCTGCTCGGCACATCCGCCGCCTCGTGGAGGAACTTCGAGAGCAAGGCCATCACGTGTGCGCGCATCCGTCCACCGGCTATTTCATCGCGGAGACGGCGCAGGAACTGGAGGACACGTGCACCTTCCTGTACGCCCGCGCCCTGTCATCGCTCACCAAGATCGCGGCCATGAAGCGCGTATCCGTTCCTGATTTGCGCGGCCAGCTGCGCCTGCAGACCTGAAGGGGTAATCCATGACGATGGAAAATATTGAGATGCTGGCCAAGATGCATGCCGCTGCGCGCACGCTGCTGCGCGAGCGGATGCAGGCACTGACGGATGAGATGGACGATTGCAAACGCCGCAAGCTGCCGGGCATTCGACTGGCGCTGAGCGCTGCAAAGGACTCACGACTGCAGCTGCTGTCGATGATCGAGGAATGCCGCAAGCTGTTCGATAAGCCGCGCACGCGCGTGTTTCACGGCGTGAAGGTGGGCCTGGCCAAGGGTAAGGGCAAGGTGCAGTTCGCGGATGAAGACGAGGTGGTGAAGCGCATCCGCCGCCTGTTTCCTGATGACGCAGCGATGCTCATCAAGACCGAGCACAAACCGATCAAGACGGCGCTGCTCAACCTGACGGCGGCGGAGCTGAAGTCACTGGGTTGCGCAGTCGTCGGTGCTGGCGACTACATCGTGATCTCGGCGGCCGACTCGGAGCTGGACAAGCTCGTCGAGGCGCTTCTGGATGAGCCGGCCGAGCAGCTGGAGGATGCACCGTGATCCGCCGGCCACTCGCAATGCCCGCGCCCGCGACCGACCAGAGTCAGTATGCGCACCTCTCTGACCTCGAGGTTGCGTGCCTGTATTCGGCTGAGCAGCGAGCGTCTGTGCAAGTGCAGGAGGCATTTATTGAGCTTGGCCACCGCGGCATCAACGCGTGGGCGCTCCAGGCGGCGGTGCAAAACGGCTTCGATCGTCCCAGCTCACCGGTGAGCGCATGAGTGGCCGGGTCCAGATCTTCCCTTGCGAGACACCGCCGCCAGTCGCGCACGCGCTGCCTGGCCGTTGGTGGTTCTACCAAGTCGATACGGCCAGCGGTCGCAACCACTGCAGCGGCTACGCGCCGGGCAGCAAGGCTGACGTGCAGCGCATCGCGGCGGCTCACCTCGCGCGCATGGAATCGCTTGAAGGGTCGCGCACACCCAAGGGGCTGACAGTCGTGCGCCCCGCACGCACAGCCAGACGCTCGACCGGCCACGACAAGCAGTGTCGGTGCCGCGGCTGCTCCCTGGAGCGGGAGAAGTCTCGCTACTTCACATCCATGCATGGCAGCGGCGATCTAAAGCGGCGTGCCAGGCGCAAGGTGCGCGCGTGAAAAACCGCCTCACTCCGCTGCGCCGCGCGCAGCTCGCGAAGATCCACATCGCGAAGAAAGAACTCGGCCTGGACGATGAAACCTATCGGTCCATGCTGTGGACGATCGCGCGCGTGCGCTCGGCCAGCGATCTAGACTCGCACGCGTGCGCGAGGGTGTTGGAACACTTGAAGTCCCGTGGCTTCACCGGAATTCGTGCACGCAAGGAAGTGGAGGGTCGGCCGCACAACCTGGATGCGAGCCCACAACTCAAGAAGATCGAGGCGCTGCTGACCGATGCACAGCGGCCTTGGGCGTATGCCAATGGCGTAGCCAAGCGGATGTTCTCTATAGATCGCGTGGCGTTCTGCGGTCCGGAGCAACTCGGAAAGATCATTGCGGCGTTGAGCATCGACCAGCGGCGCAGGAAATCGATCACAACAGCAAAGGAGTCTAGCGATGAGTGAGGCGGCAGTGGGGTTGGCGTACTTGATCTCGTTGGCAGGGTTGATGTCACTGGGTGTGTGGTTTCACCGCCTGGTGGTCGATCGTCTCAAGAATGAGCTGAAAGGCTACAAGTGCCTGCGGCAGGCGGCGCTGCGCGTTTGCATCGCGCAGCAGTATCTACCGCCGTACTGCATTGCCGAATACATCAGTGACCTCGACACGAAACTGATAGTGAACGGCCTGGACCCAGATGAGACGGCGAGCGAGCACGCGTTTGTATTTGCACGAAAGCGCAGCCGCAAGCCGGGTAAGAACGCCCCGGATCTGGTCGCAATCGCGGCGGCGGATGGCCTTGCCGAGGCGCGGCAGGCTTGCGACAAACGGGAGCAGGCGGCCCTTATCGTGCGGCTCGAAACCGCCGAGTTGTTGCTGCGCAGCCAGTATCAGCGCATCCAGGATCTGGAGCATTTGATCAACAACCCGCACAACGAATTATTCCTGGACGGGGTGAGGATCGAAGCGGCGCATCAGGTCGAGCGCTGGGGAGATGTCCAGAAGCGTGAGAAGTCCGCGGAGGCTTGGTACTGGCTGTGTGCGTACCTGGCTGGAAAGGCGCTGCGGGCTACGCTGACTGGTGACCGCAAGACGGCTCAGCATCACACCATCAGCACCGCTGGGGCGCTACTGAACTGGCATGACTCGATCACCAGGAACGAGCATCCCACCGGTGCCGGCGCCGATCGAGATCTCGCAAGGCACGATCAGCCGTGAGCGTCACCATCACATGCCCGTCCTGCGGACTGCAGTATCCGGTGGACGCCGGCCTCATCGAGGGCGACGGCAAGCGCCTGGCCGCGGTGGTTGCTGAGATGGAGCCGCAGCTGGCGCGCACCGCGCTTGCATACCTGCGGCTCTTCAAGCCACCCAAGAGCGCTCTGCGCACTGCTCGGGCGGTGAAGATCCTGCAGGAGCTGCTCGAGCTGGTGAAGCAGGAGACGGTGTGCAAAGACGAGCGTGGCGGCATACGCCGGCCGGCGCCGCCAGCGGCCTGGTGCGCCGGCATCGAGCAGATGCTGCAGCAGCCCGGCCGGCTGAGCCTGCCGCTGTCGAATCACAATTACCTGCGGCAGATCGTGTTCGGACTTGCGGACGCGGCGGATGCGAACGCGGAGCGGCAGCGCGACCAGCAGATTCGATCTGCACCGCGCGGCGGTTCGACCGACTCGCTGGAGCCGATGAACAACCATCTGCGATGGCTGGGAGAGCAACTGAAGCGTGGACTTATCGACCAAGCTGGTCACGACGCACAGGTGGCGACTACACGTGTGCGGCACGCAGTGTGTTTGGATTGCGGGCTGACAGCGGCGCAGTGCAAGTGCCTCGATACGCAGGCGGCAGCGACGGGCGCGAAGTACAAGGGGAAATGAATGCGTGCAATTTCACTCTGGCAGCCGTGGGCCACAGCAATCGCAATCGGCTCCAAGCGCATCGAGACTCGCCACTGGGCGACGGACTATACCGGTCCGATTGCCATCCATGCGGCAAAGCGGCTCAACAAAGACGAGCTGATCCACTTCGGATGCTGTTGGAACTGGTGCGGGGCACTGGCCGGCATCGGCTGGCAGATGGGCCTCCGAAAGCAGCTTTGGGAGCTACTGCCCTTCGGCGCCATTGTAGCCACTGCAACTCTGGTGGACTGCAAACCAACAGGCTCATTCACCCAAGCTGAGTTGTACGCACCGAGGTTGCCCGATGGAGCTACGAGTACTTCCCTGCAGTGGACGGAGCGACAGATGGGGAACTTCGAGCTGGGCCGCTATGGCTGGGTGCTGGAGAACGTGGTGCCGACTCGCTGGCCGATTCCTTTCAAGGGCAGGCAGGGTTTCTTCAACGTTCCCGATGACCTTTTTCCCCTTCCGGCCAGGCCGATTGCCGTTGAGGAGGATGGCGGTAGCTATGGAGCCGTCAATGGTTAACGTCACTGCTGCAGGCAAGAGAGCGCTCAACCTGCTGCGCGTCGATCCACTCAAACGCAACCGTGAAGGATGGGTCACACCTGGTGGCCAGTTCGTCGCACTGAACACGGTCGCCAAGCTCCGCAAGTCGGGACTGTGCCGCCTGTCTTCAGACAGGCGCGTCGCGCATCCGACTGAGCGGGGGCTAACGCTCACGCCCGACCACGTCGCAAGCTTGGCTATTGAGGCTCTTCCATCCTCGCCGGTGGAGCAATGCAATCCGCCTTGCCCGCCGCATCTGTGCATAGAGTGGAGCCGGCAAGGCATGTGCAACTATAAGGGTCGAAGCGATGGCTGACCAGTCGATCCAAGCCGATGCCGACGCACGCGTTGGCGAGTACATCGCTGTGCTCTTCGAGGATGTGGGAGCAAAGCTCGAAGCGGCTGCCGGGGAGCCATACGGCTTTGCGCTGTTCACGTTCCCGCTGAACCGGCCGGGAACGTTCCACCACATGTACCAAGGGCAGCCGCAACAGGTTGCCCACTTCCTGCTGGAGCAGGCAGCGCTGATCGACCCGACATCAGGATCCCAGTTCGTCATAAAGCGCGGTGGCGCACGCGTCTCGCTCTACAAGGTCGATGCCGCTGGGGAAATCCTGGTCTCGGCAGAGGTCGATTGCGACCTGCGTGCATTCAATCAGCTGAGCAACTTCTTCAACCGGTGCAATCGCAATGGCTGATCAGACCCTCATTTCCTGGGCCCATGCAACCTTCAACCCCTGGTGGGGCTGCGCAAAGATCTCACCTGCGTGCGCGAACTGTTATGCCGCGACATGGGCTAAGCGCTGCGGACGCCCTGAGCTTTGGGCAACGTCGCAGCGCTGGCGCACTAGCGAGAAGAACTGGGCCGAGCCGCTCAAGTGGGATCGCCAGGCGCGCGCAGAGGGCAAGCGCATCCGAGTATTCTGCGCGAGCATGGCCGACGTGTTCGACAACGAGGTGGATCCGCAGTGGCGGGCTGCTTTGTTCCAGCTGATCAGCAGGACGCCAAACCTGGATTGGCTTTTACTTTCGAAGAGAATCGGCAACGCGCACTCGATGATCGATGCGGCTACAGCCTCAGACTACTATCCCGCATGGAGCGATGCGCAACTTGGAAACGTGTGGCTCGGCGCCACGATCGCCAACCAGGCCGAGGCTGACAGAGACATCCCGAAGCTGCTGGCCACGCCGGCGCGGGTGAGGTTTCTTTCTATCGAACCGATGCTCGGCCCAGTCAACTTGACTCGCCTTCGTCCTCCTGACCTTACGTGGCTCGACGCGCTTAGTGGTCGCGCTCACGACGGCCCATCCGTATTCGCGTGGGGCAGCCAGGTCGATTGGGTCATCGCTGGCGGCGAGTCCGGCCACCAGGCGCGTCCGTCGCATCCAGATTGGTTTCGCTCGCTTCGTGATCAGTGTGTAGCAGCCGGTGTGCCGTATCACTTCAAGCAATGGGGCGA